TTTTCCTATATACTTTACCTAAGTAGTCAGGCTTGTCTCTCTCACCATAAATATACGCAATCTCGTTAGCCCTGTGTCCTGCGACATGCTTCCAGAACTTAACGAACTTACCTTTACGCATTTGCTTGACCATCCACACTGCCCAGACATGGTAGCCCCTGACATGTGTTGGCGTTAGGTAATCTCTAGTAAATCTGTAATCTAATAGGACGTGCTTCCTGTCCAGTATTCCCTGACGCATAAGCTCATTGCATATAACTCGACCTCCCAATGCACCGCCTAATATTGTTCCTACAGTGCCACCGATTGGGCCGAATATTGCTGATCCTAAATATTTACCTATACCTGAACCTACGGCTCTTTTTGCGGCTTGCTTAGGTTTCTCACCTGCCAGTAAAGATGCGCCAAATACGCCAAGACCTACTCCAAAAGCAGTGGGTGTACCGCCTTCGCCCACAAAGATATTGCCACCAGACTTTGTTCCTGCTCCCTGTGTGTTTAAACCAAGATTTTTATATTCTGGATCTGTCATAGCTTTTGATGCCGCACTACCACCCCTAATAAGACCAGATTCTTCTGCTCCATCCAGTCCTAGAAATTTATTTGCTAAATTAGATTGGCTTCTACTTGCAGGATTTTTTAATATATCACGAAAACTTGATGAATAAGAATCTCCCTCTAAATAACCTTTTGGCTTCCCATCAAACTTAAACATATCACTAACAGCACCTGAAGTTTTATCAAGGAAACCACCAGATTGACTCCCATAAGAATCTAGGAAAGTCTTAGCTACTAAAGGTGCGCCCACACTTACGGCTGTACTAGCAAGAACACTGCCCCAACTCGGCACATTAGCATTAGGATTATTCGCGTTAGCCTGTTGAGCCATTTGCTCGTATTGATCAACTAATGCCTGTTGATTTGGGTCTGTACTGTCAAACGTGACTTCCCCTGTCTGCACCATCTTAACAAACTCAAAGGGATCAGAACCTGCCATTCCGTAATTCATAAGATTACCTGTATAGTCTTGCGACTGTAACTGACCAACGGGAACTGTTGTTGTTACGTTTTCAAGTGCTGGCATGTTAATCTCCTAACTTATCTCTAATATACTAGCCACAACGTGTAGCCTATTTGCGGTTGCCGCAGTTACTTTTAATATTTCACCCTCTGTTACAACTAGAGGTGCAGTTAATAATTCGATTGTCGTGTTAGCCGCTACAGCCTTAACTTTAAATAAACTAAACACTGCGGCACTTTCATTTGTTATAGTAACCGTGATCGTATCTGCGTTGCCTGTATCCTCACTTACCAAAATACTCTTCACAATACTAGTGGTAGCATCAGGAGCAGTATATAAAGTTGTAGCACTCGTAGCCGTAAGATCTAATTTTGCGTTTACATAATTATTTGCCATTACGCTATAAACCACCCTGACGCTTCAGCTTTTTCAGCCGCGTCTTCAATACCAACACTCTGAGCAAAGTAAGCCGCCTGACGCTCTAGCTCTATAGTGTTTATTAATCTTCCCATGTAGCTTGAATTATATTCATTAGGAGCTTGAGGTAATCTCATCAGTTGTGGAGGTGCGCTCATCTTAAACTATCCAATTTTGCGTTAAATCTAAATGTACCCATAGACCAATCATCTGTGGTTCCAGTGCTGTAAAATTTCATTGCTATCTGACGGCCCCTAGCCCTAGTCGAAACTTTCTCTGTTGAACTTGTTATTGTGAACGGCCCCTTCGTGACTTCTGGGGCATTAGGGTATTTTCGAGTGTTAAGGTCTACATACAGGCTTGTATCTGAAGTCATAGTAACGTCAGGCACTATCTTATCAACCATATATAAATTTTCACCATCTTGAGTTATTTCACGCGGAGAAGATTCAACATACGCACTCATCGCAGAGCCATCCGCAGAAGTTCCAGTCTCTTGATTGTAGAGATACCCATCAGAATCAAATGCAAATGGAACTTTCCTAAACCCAAAGCTGTCTAGCCAAGCTGTCCTGTCCATTGTTCCGATAGACCAAGCATTCTCTAAATAATTAAATGTCACATAAGAATCTGGCTCTGGGTTTAAAGTTCCTGCTGAATTATCATTACTTACATAAAACCAAGTAACTTCCTTAAACTTTTTATTGTGAGCGACAATTGTCTTATCAATAAAATCTCGCTGTAGTCTATCAAATACAAAATATTGAACTGAACATGGTATTTCTTTTACGACACCATCATAGGTAAAGAAGTTAGTCCTACCCATCCAGAACACATTACCATCAATATTAATCATTGTGTTAATGCCTGCCGCACCAGAATTTGTAGCCAGTAGTCTGAAGCTAAATATAAATGGAGGGCCGACAAACGTCATGCCATAAATAGCTTCATCTGTAGATATAATAGTCTCTTCACGGGATGAAACCATAGTAACAACTTTTGTACCAATCTGTAGCCTCTGGTCGCCTGCCGTATTTAACGCAGTCGGACCCCACTTGGTAAAATCTTCTTGAGTAGACCACCTGACAAGCATCGGATCAAAAGTTGGTGAGCTATATGAAGTAGAACCAGCCGCAATAAAGTGTCTGTCAGGGAAGCTGACTGTCGTAATTCTAACTTGTGCTGGGACATTTGTAGCCCCACTTTCCTCAGAAATCAGACTTGCCCTAGTGGTATTTCCTGATGAAGTATCCCAATAATACATAGCCTGACCACGAACAGTGGCTATAAGGTCTTCACCCCAAAGATCTAAATCCCAAGATGAGTTGTCTAGTGATATGTCAGCCTCAGATAAAGCTCTGGGAGTTCCCCATGTGGATTCACCCCAACCACCAGCACCCCAACCAAGGGCAGGAGTTGCCGATTGATAGCCTAATCCAGCCGCGTTCCCAATAAGATAATTAATAACAACTGTATTTCCACCACCAGCAGACACAGTAGATGTAGCTTCTGTCGGAGACGTTATTGTGTAAGTGTTTACATTTGGAATCGTAGCTATTTGGTATCCTGCTTTTCGGTTTAGGTTTTCAGCACTTACGCCACCTGTTGCGGCCGCACCGCTGAATACTACGAAATCTCCTACGACAGCACCATGCCCACTATCTGTAACTGTTATTACTGTGCTTTCATCTGCCGTGGCAATTGGAGCAATAAGAACCTGTGTAACTGCCGCCCCACTGTCATGCGCGGCCGCTGATGTAGAGTTAGTTCCTCTAGTACAACCAGTTAAAGTCAGAGAATTTATTCCTGTATATGTAATAATTTCAGAGCCAATAATAATAACTCCAGCAGTTTTAAAGCCAGACACACTTAGCAAGTCAATTGCAGTCTCGCTGTCATCTAATGCCTCAGTTGTTGTCGTTGCCGCATTTGTACTGTCTCTTAGGGGAGTGATATCATAAAGTGCATTATTCTCTACAATATAAAGGTGGTTATGAGTGCCAACGGCAATTCTATCTTCACCATCCGTAATTGATCTCCAGTAAACCATTTTTCGAGCTATACCTTGGACTGTTGTCTCAGTAGAGGTAATCGTCCCAGCAGAATCTAAAGAATTTATAACATCTTTTGCCCAACCGCCTATTTTAGTTGGGTAGCCATTCTGAAAACGAATTAAATTACTGTCCACCCAGAACGGCCCGTTTTTACCTGCGGAATATTCAGTAATGTCTTTTACAACTCCTGGTTTAAACTGTAGTAACTGTAACGGCATAATTTAATCCATCATTTCTAATGCGGCTTCTAGTGTCTCTTTGTTTCTTCGTGACCAACCTCGGCCAAACGTATCGAATGTACTTAACCCTTCGTAAAACGCCTGTCTCGCATGATACATCTTCTCAATTAAATTTTCCGCAGAATTATTGCTGACTAATGCAAGTGTGGCAGGGCCAATAGCTCCGTCTGCATCCGCACCAACAATTGTCTGTAAAGCCTTCGCTGACCTACCTGATCCTGAATTTACAGCCCAATCAAAAACAGCAAAGTCTAATCCAGAATCAAGAGAGTTACATTTACACCTATCCCAGTAATTGCTCTTGTAGATTGGAGCTACATCTTCTTTTGTAAGGTCACGCATTTCCTGTTCAGACACTTCTCTCTCAACCCAATCCTCGTAAACACGTTTTGTAACACCTAAGTTTGTAATGCCGCCAGGATCTTTAGGATGATTAACAAAACCTCCTTCGTGCTTCAGTAACATCTCTAGGCAGTGTTCATAATTCTTATTCATTTTACTCTCCTCGCCTTATCTATTGCCCTTGAGCCAAACCAGAAAGACAATATAGCCGCAAAGATACCTTTGGTTTCATCATCCCACAAGACGTTTATGGCTTCAGAGAAATTAGTGCCAGCTTTTAATGCTTCCATTAATAACGTGATTTCTATTGTAGCAAACAAAAGAAAGAACGCATACGTTATAACTGGCCTTACTGATTTCTGTAGACCTGATATAAAACCAACACCTTGATTAATACTTATATCGTGCTGAATAAGGCGATCATGCTCATTATCAGCACCCATCGTTTCGTACATTCTTACGTCATGGTCATAGCCTGCGGCTCTTAATTCAGCCATTGTTCGCATTTTCTCTAATTCAAATTTATTATCTTGTTTTTTAGCGAACGCATCTGTGATGGCTGGAACAGCAGAACTTGCAAAACCTAGAACCGAACCTAATAGTGCAAACATCTTACTCTCCTATTTCATTTTTGTTTTAGATAGTGCCGAACCTGTTATATATGCCGCAACTATTCCAGTATTAGCAATTAAGAATGTAGACAGTACAGGCGACACAGATTCCATTCTGTCTAAAGAAATTATGGGAAGTAACATCAACGCCACCGCTACAATAGAAACAAGCATAGAAATTAAAGCCATCATCCGTTGGGTGTCGGCCTGCTTGTCTTCGTTTTCAAGTCTAATCCAAGTAGAATGCCGATCCATTTCTGCATCTGTGACGATCCCATCTCCGTCAGCATCCGCCACTGCGTATTTGCTATCTGACTGAAATTTCTTTGTCATTTACATTCTCCAGAGCATTGTAGCGAAAAGAACAATCATAGTACCTGCACTGCCGATAAGTATAGCCTCAATTCTCTTTATTCGCAAAATTGTTTCTTTCCACCTCTCTTCAAGTTGGACTTCCACAACTGTAACTCTCTTATCTAACTCTGCCGCTTTCATTTTTAAGATTCCACCCAATTTCTACTAGATTCATCCCACTCATAAATTTTACCGTCACTAGGATAAGCAACAGGCGCACCCCATAAATATGTAGTTCCATCTAGCAACCAAGAAGCATAGGGTTTTGGTGAATAGAAGACATCATTGTCGCTGTCGTAAGTATAACCAGTTCCAGCATAGTTTGCTCTTAAAGGTGTCCCAGAATCTTCATTACCATCTTGCCCATAGTGTTTACCACCTCTTGTATTGTAAGAAGTTTGAACCCACGTTTCACCTGCTCCTGCACCAAGGTGGCTCAGAACATCTTGCTCTGCGACTACTACCTGTAGTACTATTCCGTCTTTAACTTTTGCATAATGTGCCATTTTATTTTTCCTTATAGTCTATGCAGTGTATGAACCGCTGGCTGTAAATTTCATTATAGTGTCATCTCCTGATGTACTGACTGTTGGAGAACCTGTTGTTGTTCCTGTGTAATTTGTCGTTAAAACACGAAGTACAACAATACCTGAGCCACCAGTACCACCAGCGTATCTTGCGCCATCATCAAATTCAGAGCCACCGCCTCCACCGCCACCAGTATTAGCTGTACCATTTGATCCTGCGGCATCTCCTGTAGCACCATTACCGCCACCGCCAGTGCCTGCCCCTGCGGTTGCACCACCGCTACCGCCACCGCCTCCAGCGTATGCTAGATTACTTCCTGTAATATCATTAGCAGTACCTGTACCACCAGCACCACCTGTACCTGAGTTAGTAGAACCCCCTGTGCCGTTTGCTCCAACACCGCCAGAGCCACCACCACCTCCAGAGCCTGTGTTTCTGCTAGTATTATTAACCTGTGCTGTAGCACTACCACCAACATTTCCTTGTCCTGCTGTACCAGCCGCACCACTTGTAACACTTCCTGCCCTTGTTCCAGCACCACCGCCAGAGCCGCCAATAACTGGGTTATAATTATAAGAACCACCAGCACCACCACCAACTGCTGTTAAGCCGTTAAATACAGAATTTGCACCGTTATTTCCTACAGTGGAATCATCACTGCCACCAGTACCGCCTGCGCCTACAGTTACTGTGTATTGTGTTCCGGGAACAACTACAGAATCTGTGCCTGCAAGTAGACCACCAGCACCACCGCCACCGCCTAAAATAAATGAACTAAGACCAACACCGCCACCACCGCCTCCAGCAATAACTAAATATCTAGCGTAATACCCATATGTTAACGTACCAGAAGCAGTAAAACTATGTATAATGTTACTGCCTGATGTAGTTACAGTACCGCCAACCCATCTTTGAGGGGAAGCATATGATGCAATAACGATACCTGAACCGCCAGCACCGCCAGTACCAGCTCCTCCATCATTATAGCCTCCGCCTCCTCCACTACCAGTGTTTGAAGTTCCAGCTACTCCAGTAGGATATGCGCCAGCACCGCCTCCACCAGCTCCGCCAGCACCTACGGTAACAGCTTGGCCTCCGCCTCCGCCTCCACCAGAGTATGTTACAGAAGAACCTGTTATTGAACTAGCTACTCCTGCTCCTCCTGCGCCACTTGCGCTAAGACTACCATTAACTCCAACGGCTGAAGCTCCTCCGCCTCCGCCAGTACCCCAGTTTGTATTATTATCTGTAGCAGAACCACCAGCAAAACCTTCACCATCTATTCCAGCACCACCAGCTTTTCCCGTACCTGATGCGGCACTTGCACCACCACCACCAGAACCACCAGCACTAGGTGTTGAAGATGCCGCACCACCGCCACCACCACCACCAGATGTACTAAATCCTAAAGTTCCTGCAACAGAAGAATCTCCACCATCACTGCCTTTTGCACCACCAGCACCTGAACCACCAGCACCAGCCGCACCAACGGTAACTGTGTAGTTACGATTACCAAGCCACTTAGAGGTATTAGTAAGTAAACCACCAGCACCTCCGCCACCAGCTCTAGAACCACCACCACCAGCTCCACCAGATGCTACTAAAATACTAGCTTCTTCTGCTGGGAGTAAACTTCCTGAAGATGTAAATGTATGAATTATATTTCCGCCAGACGTAGTAATAGTTCCGCCTGTAAATTGTTGAGGGGATGCGTATGATATTATTACTATACCAGAGCCACCAGCTCCGCCATTACCATTACCAACGCCACTACGGCCTCCGCCTCCACCGCCACCGCCACCTGTATTAACTGTAGCGGCTGTACCATTCCATCCGGGTGAGCTAGATCCTTCACCACCAGCACCACCGCCACCGTTACCACCTGCGCCTTTATTACCTGAACTTTGATTACTAGAACCACCTCCGCCACCACCAGAATAAAAAACTGATGAGCCTGTTATTGAATTGGCCAAGCCAACACCACCAGCACCACCATTAGTAGACCCACCAGCCACACCAACAGCACCAGCTCCGCCACCACCACCAGCTCCAGAACCACCAGCAGTACCTCCAGCACCACCATCATTACCTTGACCCGCAGTTGCCGCGCCACCAGGAGATACAGCGGCACCTCCAGTACCACTACTACCACTACCTCCACCTCCAGAACCACCAACATTACCAGTACCTGATGCAGCACCACCACCGCCACCAATAGAAGTTAATCCATTAAATACAGAATTTGCTCCGTTAGTACCATTAGTTCCATCTGCACTACTACCAGCACCACCAGCACCAACAGTTATTGCAAAGGTTGTTCCTGTATCTAAAGATGCAGTACTAGTTATAAAACCACCAGCACCGCCACCGCCAGAGTTAGCGTGTGCGCCACCACCGCCACCAGCAATGATTAAGAATGTAGCGTCTACTCCACGGGAGGCAAATGCCCCAAAACCACTTATGTTATAACCAAAACCAGTCATTGTTAATCCTTATGCATCGTTTGCCGCATCAGTTGTAAAGAATACTTTAATTCCTAATAATCTTGCATCTCCAGATTGGCTGTCTGCCGAAACATCTCTGCTAACTTGGAAGAAACACATATCATTTGCCGCTGGGCTACCAGCAATCGTTACCGCGCCACTTTCAACACTGACCATTAGGTCGTTGGATGTTCCGCTAAAGGCTAATGCAGTACATACCACTGTAGTTCCAAATGCGGTATTAATACTTCCATCACTAGGTACTGAAATTCCGCTTAATCCCCATGCAACTGTTCCAGTATTAGTTCCTGTCACTGTCCAGAAGGGTTGAAAGGTTACAGTTCCTTCATTCCAAGACTTAGGAAAAGCTATAGAAAACTGTGAAAATTCGTCTGATCCCGTTGCAAAATCTAAAGCCATTAAATCTGGACGTAATGCAGTTGTTTCTACTTGAGCTAACGATGCACATCCGTTTGTTGATGAGGGATACATAGCTGTCGCTGGAACGTAAATACTTTCTTTGCCTGCTACTTTAACCGATGCACCACTTACAAGCAAAGCATCTGCGCTTTCATCCCATAGCATATACTTACCTGAAGTAGCACCAAAGAATTTTACATCGTGGCCTGTATCATCAACACCAACTGTAATTGTTCCCGTTTGCTGTAAGTCAGAAACTGCGACAACTCCGTCTGCACTTTCATCCCACAACCAATATTTACCAGAAGTAGCACCAAAAAGTTTTACATCAAACCCAGTATCATCAACTCCAACAGTGACTGTGCCTTGATTTGATGTAGATCCTGTTACAATTAAACTATCCGCAGATTCATCCCAAAGAAGGTTTTTACCAGAAGTCGCACCAAAGAATTGAACATCATACCCAGTATCATTAACACCTACCGTTACAGTGCCTTGATTGGATAAAGCTCCTGCATTGGTCAGAGCCGCTGTTTTAGTTGTTCCAGCTAAGTTAACCGCAGTAAGAAGATCGTGGACAACACCGCCAGAACCTAGACCGTCTGTCGCAATAACCTTTGTTTCACCTGCAAGAATTGCTACGTTAGCCCCACTGCCACATGTAAATGTTAAAGTGTAGCTGGTTGCATTATACATGAACCATGTTTTTGAACTTGTGTTAGGGAGAAGAGTTACTGTACACGCCTGACCGCCACCTGTGAGTTTCAAGCCAAGGCATCTATCTGCGTCTAACGCACCGTCTGCAATCGTGATGTTGTCAGTAGAAGCATTTGCAATCGCTCGTGTTCCCCAAGCAACAGCTTGACCAATAATCTCTAAATTTGTATTTGTTACTGTACCCCATGACCCAGACGCATCGCCAGTAGCCATCTCGTTAAGTCTGAGGTTATTTACATAGGTACTAGCCATATTAATCGATCCTTATTATTGCCGCTGTCCCTGCCGCTGGAAAAACGATTTGAAATGTACCGCCTGCGACAGTGAAATCACCACCGAAAGCTAATACGGCAATTGCCTTATCGCTGTTTGTGTCATTGTAGATCAATGCACCATTTGCTGTGAATGATGCGGAAGTCCAACTCGGATCAGCCGAATCAAAGTAAGCTGTAGTGCCGCTTGTGTCGACTGTTTTAGAGCTTAATGCAACACCACCAGCCGTATAACCAGATCCACTTATTTCATTTGTTGTTGAGTAAGCTGTTGTACCTGCCCCTAAACTAGCAGAACTAGTGTAGAGAGCGATTTTTATTGTATCTGCGACAAGGTCGTGCTGTTCATCTAAAATTTCAGCCTTGAAACTTGTACACATTGCTTGTGAAATAGCCATTTATATTCCTCCATTGTATTCAGCCGCGTAATCTCTGAGCATCTCTTGCTGGAATAACTGAACTGATTCATCGAATTGCTGTTTATATAAGGTTAACGTATTTGCGTCTTTTAGGAAAGCAGAAGTTTCATAAAGGCAAGCCGCCAATAAAAGGTTCTCTGCATGATCACCTAACCACGTTGTCGTGTTGCTAGATGTTAAGCCTGCCGCTGGAGCGACATACTCAGCACTGTAAGCAAGAATTGCATCAGGCGTTGGAGCAAGAGTTATAACAGTTCCTGCTGTACCTGCTGAACTCGTACTGTACATTATTGGCGTTCCTTGAGTTGTCGAGTTCGGCCAATAATCTCTTAGGTAGGAATCTATCCTGTGATCTAAAAAACTAACAACATTGCTAGATGTAATAGATAAATTCCTAATCATTCTTGCACTTGCGATTGTGTATTGGGAAGTTCCTGCGACAAGATTTGCCGCTGAGGATGTAAACCTAAAACATGGCAAGTTTGGCAATCTTTGGAAGATCATTTCTTCAGCTTGGCTAATGATTTGATCTATAGATGCCGTTAACTCAGAGGAATCATCCTCTGTAAAATTTTGTATATTTGAGACTAAAGTTGAATAATTCATCTAATCACCCCATGTTCCTTCACCCCAAGTTGAGTTACCCCAACCCTGTAAGTTAACTGCCTCTGTTCCTATTGCGCCCGTACCTGCTACGCCAGATTCAGTTATAGACAATTGCAAGTTAGCTCCGTCAGTTTCGCCAAAGCCTCCGATTGCACCTGTGCCTGCTACTCCTGTCTCAGTAATTGACAATGAGAACGATACAGTGCCGATTGCTCCTGTACCTGCTACGCCAGTTTCTAAGGCTCCGAATGCAATTGATCCAATTGCACCTGTTCCTGCCACTCCTGTCTCAGTAAGATTTAATTCTCCTACAGAAGTGCCTATTGCGCCTGTGCCTGCCACACCTGATGGTGTTGCTATAACATTTACTTGTATTTCTGCGAATGTTCCATTGCCAACTGCACCTATACCATTCATTCCAATGCCAGGAAGATCTCTAGGGTCTATTGTCCAGTCCTGAGTATACCCAACAAAGAAAGTCACATTATCAGGATCGTTATCTGGTCGAGGTTTAAATAACGCTGTAGCGTCTATTACATTTTTTACAGGTGTTAACTGTGGCTGTTTAGGGTCAAACTCTTCAGGCTCAACACGCAAGTTATCCCAAGTCGTTTTAAGGTTTTTATATTTAACCTTAAAGCCACTTATGTCGCTCATCGCATTTGATTTTTTACCTGATGCGTATCTTGCCATTATCCAAAATTCAATCCTGTAGGGTAAATTCTTAAACTAACACCATCATTATCAGCCGAAGCCGCTAGGTCAAATGATTTTTGATAAACACCTTCAAGAAGTTGAAATTTATCAGGTGCATATTTTAAAGATAATTTACTTGCTAAACCTGCACATATACAATCAGACCACCGATATGGAACATCCGCATCCTGAAACGATGCTGTTACATCTTCCAATTGGTTTACTGCCCAGTAACTTAAACTGTATGTTGTAACGTCAGGTATTTGCCAAACGTAAATTTGAGGTGTGTATTGTTTGTTTATCATGTATTGACTTGGTTTTCCCGAACTTGTTTTATTCGGAAGTTGATTATAATCTGAAATTGACACTCTATCTATAGCTTGATCTGACGTATCAGTTCCTGAACTATCCCTGACAACAACATCAATAAGGTCTACTGTTCCAACTGGTAAAGTATATGGCGTGGTCTGATCTTTAACCAATGTTATACTTGCGTTTGTAACTGTCCAGTAGTTTATACCACGATTAGACCATTCAGAAAATAACAAGTTCAAACTTCTCCTTGCCGAAGAAGCCTGATCACCTGTCCTAGTCTGAGGATCTATACCGCAACGCTCATAGGCTTCTGCTATAATTTCCTCGACATCGGG